GAAGCGTGTCCATCCGACCTGCACAACTCATCTAGAAACTGGAGGTCGTTTTGCAATTGGACTTTTACATCTCTCTTGCTTTCAGACGATTGTTTCGTAAATGAATCCCAAGTGCGCCTTACATCAGCAGCAACGTACTTACGAAATGCTAATGCCTTAAGCCTCTTAGCTTCTTTAATATAGTCTTCTCTAGACTCAAGCTTAGGAAGTTCTAGTGTCATAATATTCTCCTTATTAGACTGTTAATTAATTAATTATTAAAGTAATAATCAAAATGAAAAATAACTGAAAAGTTATTTAGTAAATCCCCCATATAGGGGGTATATAATGGGAAAAAGGCTACATAACAAAATCCTACAATTTTTCTACTAAATAACTGGGGGTTTTACTTGTATAATATTGACTAATAGTTTAACTTAATGGGTGGTTGGGTCGGGATAAAATAAAAGGTGTAAGATGTCGCAGCTTATAGAAGGACTATCAAACTTGTCTTTAACGGAACAAGAAAAAATTTTACAGAGGTTGTCTAAAGACTTAGTACCTTTGGAGATAGATGAAGAGGTATTTTTTGTACCTAAAGAAGTAGGAGAGTTAATTGATGATTTATCTGCTCAAGTATTGTTATTAACAAAATCAACATTAGAATGGCGGAAAAAAGAAAAATTAAAAATGTAGAACATTATGTCTACGAAGACATAGACGAGTTTAGAGAGACACATCCTAATATAGTAGTTCATCCAGATTGGCGAAAAGCTAACGAAGGTGATTGGGTATATAGTGATGATGATAGAATAGTTCAATTGCTAAAAGTAAAAAATGGCGTAAGTCATCATGGAGATTCAAAAAACTACAATTACGCTAAAGGATGGGTTCGTACTATTGTAGGAAGTTTTATAAATAAAGAGTCTACAAAAATGGATACAGACTTTGATAATCATCCAAATAGATATACATTCTCCACTAAAATTAAAAATACATCGGAACGAATACATAAAAGAACAAAAGTAACAAATAAAGAAAGACAATTTGCTACAAATGTCGTAGTAGGTATGGGAGCCGTAGAAGCATATAAAAATGCTTATAAAGAAATCAACGACCAAAAAGCAAGAAAGAAAGCAACAGTATTATTAAAACAGGAAAGAGTAATGGAAGAAATACAAAAGTCTGTGTTAGATGTCGCAAAAGGACTAGGAATAGACCATGAATATATTCTTAGTAAGTTAAAACATCTTGCTGATTATAGTGAAGATGATAACATAACATTGCAATCTGTCAAAGAACTAGGAAAAATAGTTGGAACGTCAAATAATAATATTAAACAAAAAGAAGTAGGTCTTTTAGGTGTATTTGAAGGTTTCTCACAAGAACAATTAGAAGGTGCTTCTAGAAAACAAATATCCGAGGGAAACAATGGGAAACTCAAACACAACAATTAGTAAAACAGTTGATGAATTTAGAAAAGATGATGACGGAAATATTATTGGATGCCCTCATTGTGGGGCTAGAAATTTAAGAAAAGACGGATTTTCTTATTATAAAAATAGTAAAAAACAACAATGGTGTTGTCTATCTTGCTATAGAAAAACATTAAAACCTATTATAGTAGAAAAGTCTCCATTCCAAGTTGCAGATAGAGACCCAGAATTAATGCCCATAGAAGATATTATAAATTTTAGAACAAAGGCATATAAACAAAAAAAGAAATCAAAAGAAAGTAGAAAACTTGTAGACATAAATATTAATATTGATGGGCCTATAGGTATTGCACATTTTGGAGACCCTCATGTAGATGATGATGGTACAGACTTATCTCAAATACTAATGTATATAGATATGATTAATGATACAAAAGGAATGTTTGCTGGTAACTTAGGAGATATACAAAACAATTGGATAGGTAGATTATCTGCTTTATATGGACAACAATCTACTTCTGCAAAAGAATCATGGAGACTTACTGAATACTTTGTTAATAAACTAAATTGGTTATATTTAGTAGCTGGTAATCACGATGTATGGAGTGGAGATGGAGACCCACTAGAATTTATTATGAGAGACCACAAAGGTTTATATGAAAGATTTGGTGCAAGAATGAACCTTATTTTCCCTAATGGTAAAGAAGTTACTATAAATGCCAGACACACATTTAAAGGTAATTCAATGTGGAATACAGCTCATGGAGTTGCAAAAGCAGCTCAGATGGGGTGGAAAGACCATATACTTACTTGCGGGCATACTCATGTTTCAGGGTATCAAGTATTAAAAGACCCAGCTTCAGGACTTATATCTCATGCATTGCAAGTAGCATCATTTAAGATAATGGATAATTATGCAGATAAATTAGGACTAGATGATAAAAATATATTTAATTGTCCAGTCACTATTATAGACCCTAGATATGATGATGATGATAATAGACTTATTACTACAATATTCAATCCAGAAGTTGCCTGTAAATACTTAACATTTTTGAGACAATCATGAATAAAGAAAAATGGAATGATGCATTAAATGATATTCCAGATAAAATGGAATTAGATGAAGCTATTGTATTATTAAAAAAATTAAACAACAAAGTAAAACAAGAATATATACTATATGATATGTCATCAAAAACATATTACGATATACTTAGGATTCGTAAAATAATAGACATAATTGAAGTACCAGAAAAAATGGAGACAACATGAAAAAAAGAAATACAATAACAAAACATGATATGAGGCGTTCCATACAAAGTATATATACTCAATTGCAATTTGTTACAGAAAGACTTAGAATAACAGAAACATTATTGAATGATTTTATTGAAATGCAAAAATTAGAAAAGAAGTTTGATAAATACTTAAATGGCAAATATAAACAGTCAGAACGTAAACAAAGCTGAAGAAGCATTACGATTAGCATATAAAGACCTTATATCGTTTGGTAAGTTATTTTTACCAGATGATTTTATGAGGTCTGAAACTCCATTCTTTCATTATGAGATTGCAGATGCAATAGATGACAAGAATATAAAACAAACTGCAATCATTGTTCCTAGAGGTCATGGTAAGACAGTTCTTACAAAAGCATCAATTATTAAAGACTTTGTGTTTGCAACAAAAGAAAACTTTTTATTTTATGCATGGGTATCTGCTACACAAAAACTTAGTGTGGGTAACATGGACTATATTAAATATCATTTAGAAAACAACGATTCCATAAAATATTACTTTGGACAGATGAAAGGAAAAAAATGGACAGAAGAAGATATAGAGTTAAAAAATGGATGTAAACTTATTAGTAAAAGCAATGTGGCGGGAATTAGAGGAGGTGCGAAACTACATAAAAGATATGACCTTATCGTACTCGACGACTTTGAACACGAGGCCAACACTATTACGAAGGAGGCCCGAGATAAAAACGCTAACCTTGTTACTGCTGTTGTGTATCCTGCTATTGAACCTCATACTGGTCGGTTGCGTGTTAATGGTACTCCTGTACATTACGACTCATTTATAAATCAATTAATAAATAAACACGCTAAAGCAAAAAAAGAAAATAAAGAATTTGCTTGGAAAGTAATTACATACAAAGCATTAATAGATGATAAAACACCATTATGGGAAGGATGGTTTCCATATTCTAAAATAGAAGAAAAGAAAAAGTTTTATGCAGACTCTGGACAACCTCAAAAGTTTTATCAAGAATATATGATGGAGGTACAATCAGAAGAAGATGCTATTTGGAGAAGAGAACACATACAATATTGGGAAGGTTATTATAAACATGAAGACGGAATTAATTATATCGTTAAAGATGGAAATGATATACCTGTTAACACATTTATCGGTTGTGACCCAGCCACAGATATTGATACAAAGCATAGTGATTTTTCTGTCATTACTGTAATCGCTATAGATGTTGCAAATAATTTATATGCATTAGAATATGAAAGACATAGAAGTATTCCTACTATTGGTTCTAAGCATCCAGAAACAGGCGAAATAATGGGTAAGAAAGGTGTAGTTGATATTATATTAGAATTACATCAAAAGTACAATTGTATGTCATCTACTGTTGAAGATGTAGCAATGAATAGAAGCATTTTTCAAGCTTTAAACGATGAAAGAAGAAGGTTAAATAAATTTAGTATTGCAGTAATTCCAGAAAAACCTGGCGGAACTCAGAAAAGAAATCGCATTTATTCTGGACTTTCGGCTCGTTTTAGTACAGGAACTGTACATTTGCGTAAAAATATGTTTGATTTAATCAACGAAATCCTTACTTTCGGCCCGAAAATGGCTCACGATGATACAATTGAGAGCCTTTATTACTCACAAATACACGCTTTTCCTCCTAATATGAAAAAAGATAAGGAGAAAAAAAGTTGGTTTAAACCAAAAAGAAAAGCGAAAAGTTGGTTAATAGCATAATGTACAAATTTGGTAAAAGAAGTAAAGAGAGACTAAAAGGTGTTGATTCTAGACTTGTTAATGTTCTTAATGAATTAATAAAAATTATGGATGTAACGATTATTGAAGGTTTACGGAGTAAGGAGCGGCAACAGGAATTATTAGCACAAGGGAAAACTAAAACTAAGTATTCCAAACACATACAAGGAAAAGCTGTTGACCTCGCTCCTTACCCGATAGATTGGGAAGATAGAGAAATGTTTCATTATATGGGTGGAATGTTAAGAGGTTTAGGTAAAGCAATGGGTGTAAATATCCGTTGGGGTGGAGATTGGGATTCCGATGGAGATATAAACGATAACAAATTTGATGACCTAGTTCATGTAGAGATAAAAGATTAATGGCAAGAACAACTAAAAAATCAAAAGCACAAATAAACAAACAAATATGGGATAAAGCAAATAATTCTCATAGACAAAGATGGCAAACAGTTAGTCAAAAAGGATATGATTTTTATCTTAATGAACAACTAACTAAAGACGAAAAGACTATGTTGGAAGAGTCTGGTATGCCAACATTTACTATAAATAGGATAACTCCTATTATAGAGATAATGAAATACTTTGTTACTGCTAATAATCCTAAGTGGAAAGCTGTAGGTGCGACAGGAGATGATGTAGACGTAGCTCAAGTACATTCAGATGTTGCAGATTATTGTTGGTATTTATCTAATGGTAAGTCTTTATACAGTCAAGTTGTATTAGATTCACTTACTAAAGGAATAGGATACTTTCTTGTAGATATAGATAAAGATGCAGATAGAGGAATGGGTGAAGTTAGATTTAATAGGATAGACCCATACGATGTATTTGTAGACCCAGCAAGTAGAGACTTTTTATTTAGAGACGCAGCTTTTATACAAATAAGAAAAAACATATCAAGAGCAAGACTTATAAATATGTTGCCTCAATTTCAAGCAAAAATTAAAAAAGTAACAAAAGGAAGTGATGTTGTATCTTATTCTCAAAGAGATGCAGAATTTACAGATAGCATACAGCCAGAAGATTTAACATATGGTGTTAATATGGATGCAGAAGACGATGATATTATTCCATATTACGAAACATATTCAAAGAAAAAATTTAAATATCGTAATGTTTATATAAAGATTGAACCTACTGAGTCTGAATTGTTAATGTTGAAAGAAGAAGTGCAAGAACAATTAGAAGCATATAAACAAGAAATAGAAGTTCAATTAGTAGAGAAGCAATTACAAATAGAACAACAAGTTCAAGAAGGTGAGATAATTCCAGAAAGAGCTAAGTTAATGATTGAAAATTCTCAAAAAATGGCTGCTCAAGGAATACAAGAAAGAGAAATGGAGTTAATATCTCAAGCGAGGTCTGAAGCTACTATAATTAAAGAACAAGTAATGTCTGAATCTCAATATCTTGAATTTGAAAAAGATAAAAATTTTAAAAAGAACATTGTTGATTCTATAGAGTTTTATGAAAACAGAATTGTTAAAACTTGTAGTGTAGGAGATGATACGTTTTTATTTGAACAAACTATTCCAATTAGTGAGTATCCTATAGTACCTATTCCATATATGTACACAGGAACTCCATTTGCTATGAGCGCTGTTACTCCATTAATAGGTAAACAACAAGAAATAAATAAAGCTCATCAAATAATGTTACATAATGCAAACTTATCTTCTAATCTTAGATGGATGTATGAAGAAGGTTCTGTACCAGAAGATGAGTGGGAAAAGTATTCATCCGCGCCTGGCGCATTGTTAAAATATAGGTCAGGATTTTCCCCTCCCACGCCAATACAACCAGCACCTATTAACAATGCATTTTTTACAGTTGTTCAACAAGGTAAAACAGATGCAGAATACATTAGTGGTGTTCCATCTGCAATGATGGGATTTTCTCAAGACCAAGCGGAAACTTATCGTGGATTACTTGCGAATGACGAGTTTGGAACTAGAAGATTAAAAGCATGGATGAATAGTATCGTAGAACCATCGTTAGAACATATAGGTAGAGTATTTAAAATGATGGCTCAAAAACATTATAACATTGAAAAAGTATTTAGAATTGTACAACCAGAAGGTGGTAGCCAACAAGAAAAAGAAGTAAGAATTAATGTCAATTTATACAATGATTATGGAAAAGCAATTGGTAAATATAAAGATTATGCATCAGCTAGATTTGATGTAAGAATTATAGCTGGAGCGACACTACCATTAAATAGATGGGCATTACTAGAAGAATACTTTAGATGGTATCAATCTGGTTTAATAGATGATGTAGCAATGTTAGCTGAAACAGATATTAGAAACAAAGAAAAAATAGTAGAAAGAAAATCTATGGTATCTCAAATGCAAAGTCAGTTACAATCTATACAAGAATTAGTAAAAGAAAAAGATGGAACAATCGAAACTCTTCAACGTCAATTAGTACAAGCTGGTATTAAAATGAAAGTTGGAGACGCTGGTAATGAAATACGAAAAGATGTTCTTGAAACTGAAGCACAACAGAAACTTCTAAGAGGAATGTTAAAAGTTGAGTTTCAGAAAATGAGAGACGAAATGCAGTCTGATATGAAAAAAACAAAAGAAGACGTAGGTAAAAACGAGCAATCTTAACACTTGCATCTTAGTTTTTCAAACTGCTAAATTAAAATAACCTTAAAATAGGAGATAGTATGTCAGAACAAGTAGGTAACGCCACAGAGGCCCCCGAAAGTAAAAGCGTACAAGATGCTGTTATGGGCATGAATAGTGAAGACTTTTTTGAGTCTTTGGATAATCAAGTCAATGGCGGCATATTAGACGAACCTTCGCAACCAACCTCGGTACAAAGCGGTAACACGCAGTCGAGCCCCAATGTAGAAGTTCAGAATGAAGTACCAGATAGTAATTTGGATACTTTACAAAAAAGGTATAGTGATTCTAGTAGAGAAGCAAAGAGACTTAATTCTAAGTTAAAAGAATTAGAACCTTATATGCCTATACTAGATGCTATGCGAGAAGACCCTAATTTAATTTCTCATGTTAGGAATTACTTTGAGGGTGGTGGCCAGACCCCAGAAACATTGAATCAACAACTTAATCTTGATGAAGATTTTGTTTTCGATGCTGAAGAGGCTTTTGGTAAACCAGATTCTGATTCTGCAAAAGTATTGGGAGCGACAATAGATGGAGTTGTACAGCGTCGTCTTTCTAATGTATTACAAAGTCAAAAGCAAGAAAATGCAAAAATGGCTAAAGAAACTCAATTTAAACAAAAGATGAATATGTCTGATGAACAATGGAGTCAATTTACTGAATTTGCAAAGTCTAAGTCTTTAGAACTTGAAGATATATACTATTTAATGAATCGTAAGAATAGGGATGAACAAATAGCTGATTCTGCGAGACAAGAAATTCATAATAAAATGAGAGAAGTTCAACAACAACCCACTACGATTGCAACGCAAGGTAGTGTAGCAGTTGAAAAATCCTCCGATGATAAAGTCTTTGATACGATTTTGGGTTCTGGTAGTGAACTAGAAAAGGCTTTCAGTATATAGAATAATATATTGACAGCCATTAACTCAAAATAAAGAGGTGTAAAAATGGCTGATGTATTCGGCATGGAAGAACTAGGGGCTTCCCCAGACGCCAGAAGTAATGGTTATGGTGCGTTACCTAGTACAGGCGACCTCAGACGTAGATATAATTTTGGGGATAGGATTTCTGAACTTTCAATAGCGCAAGACCCTTTCTTTAGATTTGTATCGCAAGTCGCTAAAAAACCTACGGATGACCCAGAGTTTAAATTTACTGAACGAAGGGGTTCGTATCACAAACGATACGCTTATGTATCAAATCATGGAACATCTGCTCCTTCTAGCTTAGCTGGAACAGATGCAACTGTGACTCATGGAAATGTAGACGCTGGTGATATATATTACTTTTGTATGATTGGTGATTATAAATCAGCAGGTAATATTCAAAATATCTATGGTAATAGTAGTTATGATGTTTTACCAGGCTCAAGTGGTTCTCAACCTACATTCTTTCTTCCAAATTCAATTGTGAAGATTCCTTATATTATTGCTGGTTCTAGCAATTTTAATGATTCTGAAGGTGCAGGCGATTGGGATGATACAGGTGGAACAACTGATGTGGCAACTACTCCAGACGACTATCTTATTGTTAAAATATTATCAGTAGATAGTGATTCTGTATCTAATGCAGTTGTACTTAAAACAGAAGTAGTTAGTAAAGGTTCAGCAGGAGCTGATATTGAACTAACATCTTATTCAGCTTACAATAATGCTCTTGATGGTGTAGATGTTTCTTCAGAGTCAATAGCATTGTATCTTGAGAAGAAAAGATGTTACGTTGTAGGTTCTGCTCATTCTCAAGGTTCTGGATACCCAGAGTCTTGGAAAGACCAACCTTTCTCAAGTGCTGTTGGATTAACTCAAATCTTCAAAACTGCAATGGCGATGGATAATACTACAAGAGCAACTGTTCTTAAGTATGAACCTAACGAATTTGCTAGAATCTGGAGAACAAAGTTAATTGAACATAAGTACGATATTGAAACAGCATTGTTGTTTGGTGCTCAAGGAACTGATAGTTCTGGAGCTCAGTATACAGAAGGTGCAGTTAGTTTTATTACTAGTTACGGAAACATTTTTGATGGTTCTGGAATTGGTGGAACTGGTTCAAAGTCTCAAGATGATTTTCTTGATGATATGAGCAACTTTCTTGACCCAAGATACAATAATGCAAGTGCAACATTGTTTATGTGTTCTACTGATACATACAATTGGATGCACAAGTTGAGTGGTTACTTTTCAGCTAATGTTTCTAAAGTTAAAGACGGAAGTACAAACTTAGGTCGTGCAGACTTTAGTATGGCTGGAAAGAAAAATGTCTATGGTTTAGATGTTACACAAGTTATGACTCCTTATGGAGCTATGAATCTTGTTCGTAACATTCACCTAGATTCAACTGGCATTAAGATACTTGCAATTAACATGACTCAATGTGCATACCGACCATTGGTAGGTAACGGATTGAATCGTGATACTGCGGTATACGTTGGAGTTCAGACTCTTGAGAATAGTGGTGTTGACCGTAGGGTTGATTTAATTCAAACTGAGGCAGGTATGGAATGGCGTATGCCAGAAGCCCATGCTGTCTGGAAATAGGAGGTAAATCATGGGAATCCCTTTATACGGACAAAATAAAGATGGCGGACAGCTTGAAAGAAAAGTTGGTTCAGTAGTAAAATGCACAGGAGGAGCAGCTGTTTCTCTTTCTGCTAGTGATAGTGGTTCAGTTGTGCATATTGCTGGAGGAACTAATGGAGCTGCAGCTTGCAGTTTACCACATATAAAAGGACAAGATGGTCTTGAGTTTACATTTTTATTAGCAGCTGCTAACGGAACTGGTGACTTTGATATTGACGCTAGAGATGGTGTTGATTTCTTTGTTGGAAGTGTTGTTAGTGTTGAAGGTACTAATGATGTTGGAATTGATTTCAACGGAAGCTCACATGACCAATTAACTTTAGCCGCTTCTAAAGGAGCAGCTGGAGATAAAATTCACATTGTCTCTTGTGAAGGTAAATGGTGGGTTGAAGGTGTTACTAACGACCAAGATGGTTGGGCAGTTGGTACAGCTTCTGCTAACGCTTAATAGTAAATAAGAATATATGGGGGGCTTCGGTCCCCTATATATAAGGATAAAATATGGCAACAGCAGCAATAACGGCTGAAATAAAAGATATAACAGGAGTAGCTACAGCGGATGTAGATTTTATACCATCTGCTCAAAAGTTTGTAGTAGCAAATGTTCCTAAAAATTTATTAATGTTTGCTCAAACTCAATCTTCTACATTTACAGGAGGAGGAGGAGTTTCTGTAGATGCTGATACAATTACTGAAGTTCAAAGGAATGGATATTCATGCACTCAAATATCAATAGCGGAATCTAAGTGGGCAGCTGATTCTGGTAGTCTTAAAAAAGCAACATCTACTCATCCAGTATGGTGGAATGACAATGGTGTAATTAAAATACTTCCAGAACCTGCTGGTTCAGAAGATGGATACTATTATTTTATAGACCATACAAAAATAGATGATGATTCTGATTTAAGAAATGTAGTAATTAACTACGCTTGTTTTAAAGAGTTTGCAAAGTTAATGATGGATTCTACACATCAAGGAGATTTTAGTACATCGTCTGGAACAGGTGGAACAGAACATTGGATAGTAACTGAAGAAGATAGTGAAATGTTGATGGCAAGGATTCAAACGATACAAGCTCAATTAGGAGAAAAAACTCACTATGGGCAAATGTCTCAACAACATTACAATTTAGCATTAGCTGAAATAAAATCTTATATAGAAAATCACCCTAAAACATTAGCAACAGCTATGGCAATGCAAGGAGCAAGATAATGACAGTATTAGAATTGATGGAACGAACAGGGATGAGAGAAGAAACCCTTGCTATCGCATATATCAAAGATGCAATACATTTAATACAAAGTAATACAAAAGAAAAATTAGACGTAAATAAACAAGATATAATAAATGCTCATGATTCCAATGACAATGTTTATATTCTTCCTAGAGACTTAATTGCTATAGAGAATGTTAGTGTTTTAGATACAAGTGATAATAAATACAAAAAAATTAGAAGATTAAATAATCAACCTTTTTACTTAGTTGAGGATACATCACCATGAGTAGTTATGTAGATAAAGATTATTTTTATTATTTAAGAGGTAGAGAACTACTTCTTTATAAAATGTCAGGAAGTAGAAATGCAGAAAGAGTAACCCAATCTGGAGTATTGCAAGCTTACGACAATGAACTTGTTTATCCAGATGAAGACATTGCAAATGGATTAAGAGTAGAATACACTAGGATTAACGAACCCTTTGTATCTGAAGCATTAGAAACAACATTAGCATATGCTAGTAGTACATCTATTAGTTTTACTGCATCTAGTAAATTTATTACAACATCAGCAGATGTTTGGGTTTCTTCTGGGTTTGAAGTTGGAGATAAAATAAGAGTAAAAGGGTCTTCTAGTAATGATGGAGATTATACTATATCGAGTTTTTCTGGTTCAGGTAGTCCTAATATAGTAACTAGCGAATCTTTAATAGATGAATCAACAGGTGAAAGAATTACAATAAATCAAATACCTAAAGAAGATGCAAGTCCTAGTTCTTCTTCGCATATAAATCTTAATAAAATGCTTAGTTTAGCAGTAGTTGATTATTGCAAAGCGATGATGGCAGAAAGAAATGGTGAGATAGATAAAAAAGAATATTTTATGAAAGAGTTTTACAGTAAATTAGCAGACAACGAAAGCAATAAAAGGATTATATCTGTTGCATCTCCGTTAGCTGCTTTTGCTGTAAGATAGTTTAGTAATGCCTTTTGGCGGTGGTGGTGGATATTATATAGGATAAGTTATGGCTGATAACTTAAGAAAGTATACAACACAAGAAGTGTTAAATAAAGTGTTTACCGATACATCTGGTAACGCTATAGGAGTTAATTCTTCAACAACAAAAGAAACTTTAAACGCAGTATTTAGTACATCTGATAATAGTCTAAACGTAGCATTATCTGGAGGTACAATCTCTGGCGATGTAACTATATCTGGAGACTTAACTGTAAACGGAAATGGAACTGGTAATTATGATGAAATAGTAAATGGTACTTTAGAAGTACAAGGTAGTGATGGTACAGTTTCAGGTACAGCAGATGTAGATGGTGATGAATTTGTAATAAGAAATAACGCTGATGCTGGGATGTCAATTCTGGCTGGTGAATCCTCTGGACAGACATCATCTGTTATATTTGGTTCTGCAAGTGATTTAAATGGTGCAAATGTATTTTATGATTACAATAGTAAAACATTTACAGTAGGAACTCAACATTCATCTGGGATATTAAAATTTAGAAGTGCTAATGGTACAGATGCTCTTACAATAGGTTCTGACCAATCAGCTACTTTCACACAAACTGTAGATGGTGATGCTTATATAGCACTTGACAATGTTGCTGGTGCTGGTTCATCTGTAAATGAGACAGCCGCCTTACGTCTTAACTTAGGAGATGGTTCGACTATTAGAGGTGGTGCAAAGATAACCGCTAAAAAAGAAGCAGATTTCTCATCTGGTGCAAATATGGATGCATCCTTGACGTTTTCTGTTTTGGAAAATAATGGTTATAATAATGCACTTGTGATTGCACCCTCAGGAGAGGCTACGTTTTCACAAAATATAAATATAGGCGATGATAAAGCTTTAACGCTTGGGACTGGTGGCGATTCTCAAATATTTAACACTGGTTCACATTTATTTATAAGAAATAATACCTCTGACCAAGATATAATATTCCAAGTAAATGATGGTGGTTCTACTCAAACAGAGGTGATGAGAATAGATGCTTCTTCATCATCGGTTGGTATTGGAACTGACTCGCCAGCCGAAGCTCTGCACGTTGCTCCTGACAACAATAACAATGATGGCGATATTAAAGTAGGTTCAAGAGCATTTTTTAGTCACAGAGATAGTGGTCAAACTAAAAGTTATGTAGCTAATAATTATAATAGTGATAGTGCAACTTTTGGAATTAGGATGAAAGGGGTTGCTGATAGCGATGAAAAAGTAACTATACTAGGGAGTGGGTCGGTTGGAATTGGCACTAGCTCACCACAAGATGCTGTTCATATAAAAACAACAGCAGATGCAGATATTGGATTACAGGTTCAAAATGATGACACTCAAGCGTTTTGTAAGGTGCAATCTGGCGGTTCAGCTCTTTATGGTGGAAATAATAGCGTAACATTTGTTTCAGGTGGTTCTTACACAACTGCACTTACAATTAATAATCAAGGTGCAATAACATCACCTACACAACCTTGTTTTTCAGTTATGCCATCTTCGGTACAAAGCGACATAGCAGTAGGTTCAGATGTGACTGTTGTGTTTGATGAACCTTCTGGTTCATTTGATATAGGTTCTAATTTTGCATCTAATACATTTACTGCTCCAGTTACAGGAAAATATCAATTATGTGCAAGTCTTAGGCTTGATTCGATAGATACAGATGCTAATTATTATTATTTAAGAATTATTACATCTAATAGAACTTACTCATCAATTCTTGACCCCGGTGTACTTAGTGGCGACCCAGCTTATTGGTCTATAAATTTACCTGTATTGGCAGATATGGATGCTAATGACACAGCTCATGTAATTGTAAGGCAAGTAGCTGGAAGTTCACAAACAGATATTGATACCGAGGCTTTCTTTACAGGATTTTTAGCTTGTTAGGCGAAATAACCTATGCGAAATAACATAAAACAAAGGAAATAATAATGGATATTGCAAAAAGAACATTAACAACTACTGAAGAGTCGGTATTAAAAAATGATTTAATGGATGTACAAGAATGGGTAACCAAAGCAATAGATGGAAAAGTTGCTAATTGCAAAAAACGAATGATTGCTGAGTGGATGCCAAAATTATACGCTGATGAATCGGTAACTCAAATACCAGCTAACGAAGATGAAGTAATTGCTATGATTGTTGCAAGAAGTGATTACAAAAATAGAAAAGAAAGAAGTCAAAATTAATTAACCAACAAGGAGCTACAATGGCTAAAAAAGAAAATCAATCGCCAAAGTTAATGCTTAATGATGTCGAATATGACGTTAATAAGGACTTTAATGACGAACAAAAACAAATGTATTTACATCTTAAAAACATAGATGATAAGATTAATAGCAATCTGTTTATGCAACAACAATTAACTGTTAGTAAAGATGGATTTGTTCGTTTATTAGAGGAATCATTAAAGTCTGAAGAAGTTAAGGAAGACTAATGCTTATAAGGAAAAGTTCTCAGGGTCATGACTTGAAGTTGTATAAAAATACAACTCCAAATGCAACTAGGAAAAAGAAGTATCCAGATGGTACGACTGAGACCCTGACTTATCCTTCTTCATATAAATATTTTTTAGTATTAGATGGAGAAATAATTAAACGTAGTAATAGTTGGGCAACCATAGAACAGGCATATGTAGATGAGTGTGATTCTAGGCATGGTGGAGGAACTGGTAGAATGTTGATAGGTAAGCATAAGTTAGTAAACCATGTAATAACAGAATTATGAAAAATAAAATAAAAAAATTAAATAATGGAGATTTTGAAGTTGTTAATACGAGTTATGATGTTCCTATTACTTATAAATTTAATAGGATGCGGAAGGGGGTGGAGCGTAGGAGGTTACCAAATCACACCTCAGGATACTGTATCGAATACAGTTTTTATAGAAATAATGGGGACTGATTCAATTGTCCACTATTATCATGGAAGAATTTACACAAGTTCTAATTGGTGTTGGAAACATCATCAATATGAAGATATAATATATGAGTGATGTCAAAACAGCTAGGAGTTATCGTGGCAGCGTGGTTGACGATAATATGGTGGTTAGCCTTAACATCAAATGGGTCATTCAGCTATGTGTTATTGTGGGTGCTTTTGTATATGGGTACTATCGCATTGAGCATAGACTTACGAAACTTGAAGAAAACTTGGTGGAAGCTGATGGCACAATTAGGAGTTTACTTAATAAGCATAGCGTGGAAGAAGAGCGGAAAAGGTCAGAACTGGAGAGTCGAGTTTCATTCTATGAAAAAGAATTAAATATCAATCCATTAAGTTGGATGAAGAAAAAGCGGAAATAAAAATGGATACACAAACACTATTAGATTCTTATATGACACTTGGAGCATCGGGATTTTGTGTCGTTTTTCTCGGTTATATGTTAGTAAACTTAATGAAAAGTCAAACATCTCAATCTGAGAGCTTAGACAATCTTGCTATAAGTCAAGCAAAAGCAGAAGAAACAATAACAAATGTAGAAGGTATTTTGCTCAAATTATTAGATAGGATTCAAAGAGAATCTGAAAATCAACAAGGTTCATCATCTAGAAGGCATGAATCTTTAATGAAAGAAATAGATGATTTGTCGGATAAAATTAGTTATATGTCTGGTAGATTAAATGGTGGAGGAAAACACTAATGCATACATTAATGGATATATATAATTCGCAATATAAGAATAAACAAGAAAAACCTTTTGTTGTTGAAGTTCCACAGATTACTTCTTTATTAAAACATCTTGATTTATTATATTCTATTGTATTAAAAAATCAAATGGAAGAACAATCAAATGAACAAACAATTCAATATTATAATGCAGGTCAAGGTTCTAAATCTCAAGCTGATAGTGTAAACTAATGGATAATAAAGAAATATACTCGCTTCTTGTTAAGCATGATGAAAGACTTAAAAATATATATTCTTCTTTACATAGGGTTGAAAAACATTTAGAGAAACTAAATGGTAGAGTTGAGAATCACGAAAAGTCAATTGCTAAGATGCAAGTCTTAGGAACTGTAGCTGTGGTTAGCTTACCAATAATAATAAACATAATAATGAGGATAATATAATGTTAGCAAAGTTAATAGCAAATGACTTATTGTCAGATGAAAATGGTAAAGAAATAATTGATGAAATCAACAAAGCTGTTGATATACCTATTATTAATGAAAAAACAGAAGAAGCTGTTCTTCAAGCTTTATGGAAAGTAATTAAAGTAGTATTGCTTAAGAAGATTGGTGCATAAATGCCAGCAGCTAAAAAACAAACAAAGAAACAACCTTCCGCAACTGAAAAACATATTGAGTTCATTTACGGAGAGTTGGAAAACTTAAGAGAAAAACTTGAAAAAGTTTTAGTAAGAATGGGATTGTAAAATGTCTAAAGGTAAAATGCCAGCAAGAAATAAAAAGAATTATCGTTCTACTGAATCTGGAGCGGGAATGACTCGTGCTGGTGTAGCAGCTTATAGAAGAATGAATCCTGGCTCTAAATTAAAAACCGCTGTAACAGGAAAGGTGAAGCGTGGCAGTAAATCTGCAAAAAGAAGAAAGTCTTATTGTAGTAGGTCTGCTGGTCAAATGAGGATGCATGGTATTAACTGCTCTAAAACACCTGAAAAAAGAATCTGCGCAGCTAGAAGAAGATGGAAGTGTTAAATGGCTAAGAAAGATGCGTGTTACTACAAAGTAAAGGCAAGATACAAAGTATGGCCTTCAGCTTATGCTTCTGGAGCATTAGTTAAGTGTCGTAAAGTAGGAGCTGCTAATTGGGGCAACTCAAGTAAAAAGAAAAAGTAATGGCTAAAGAAGGACTACGAAAATGGTTTTCAAGAAATCAAGGAAAAGGCTGGGTTGATTGCAAAACAGGAAAACCCTGTGGGAGACGAAAAGGCGAAAGGAGAAAGGGATACCCAGCCTGCAGACCTACGATGGCACAATGCACATCAGCGATGAAAAAGAAAACAAGTAGTAAAAGGATTAGTTGGAAGTAATGGCAGACGTATTTGGATTATCAGATGTATCAGCTCCAGACACAGGAAGAGGTGGTGCAACAAAATTAAAAACTGGTGGAATGAGAAGGAGTTATAATATGAAAGGTAAAATGAAATGTAAAGTAGGTCAAGTCTACGATATGAAACTTAAAAGATGTGTAACTAAAAAAGCAGACCTTAACAAAGATGGTAAACTATCTGGTTACGAAAGTAAAAGGTCAGCTGCAATTCAAAAATCAATAAAAGGAGGCAAGTAATGCCAAGTAAAGCAAAGTGTAAAACAATGGTAGGGCCAGGCAAGAAATACAAAAGCATGGCTGATTGTATGAGTTATGGTGGAAAGAAAATGGGTAAAACTCAAAAAGCTGGAACTTCTGCAAAAGCAGAACAAGACATGGTTGGAACAGCTATGGCTAAATCTAAGAATGTAAGAATGAAAAATCGTCTTAAAAAACAAGCAATGAGTGGCCCTAAAGGTTATTAATGGGTAAAAAAATAAACATAGACCTTTTCTCTAATGATGCTGGTTTTGGAGATACAGTTAGTAGAGCAATCAAAACAGTTACTAGGGGTAAAGTAAAGGAGTGTGGAGGATGCAAAAAGCGTCGAGATATATTGAACAGGATGATTCCGTACAGGAATACAACGAATCGGAATTAAGAATAAGAAACGGAGGAGCTATACAAGGCTCTGAAGGTGGACTTAGATTAGATGTATTTGACCATGATATAAACTCTGAAGTAGACTTCACAGAAGATGATTGTTCTCTTTGTGAGTTACCTGAACACGCTCAAAACTTAATTATACAAGATATAGAATACGAAGAATCAAATGCCTAAACAAACTCTTAAGATTGAAGGGTTTCATGGTGGACTAAATACTAATGCAGACCCTAGAGATGTAGGAGATAATCAATCTCCAAAACTCCAAGATGTTAAAATAAG